CAGATTACTCTTGTCTTTTCGTGACCAACGCGAATACGAGGATCACACCAAATTTCAAAACCTGCTGCGATAGCATCTAGGCAGAATGATACATCTTCTCCACACATATCCTGAACATCGCCAGAATCAAAGACTTGCATCTTAGGAGCAAACCAAGGATACTTGATTCCATCATCCTCAAATACACCGTGCTTAATCAATACCCAACCAAAACCAGTATAATCAACTGTAAATGGTTTACGACGCTTTGAAATGCTTTCAACGGTTTCATGATTCATCACTCCACCATTATTACGGAAGTCATCTTCCTCTAACCAGTGTGCGACAGAAGTTGTGTGTCCATCTTCGGTAGCATACCAACCAGCGGCAATATCCTTCTCCATCAGAACTAATTGAAAAAACTTCTCAGTATTGAAGACAATATCAGAATCAATCCAAAGTTGCCAATCGTATTTAAGTTTTCCGTCCCAGGGAATTTGATCTGGTCCACGCAGTACATTCGCACCTAAACATTTGCATCGGGCAAAGTTTACCATCGATGAATAGTCTTGTGAGATTTGAATACTTGCTCCTGCCTGTACCAAGTCAAAGCATAGTTGCACAAAACTCTTTAAGTAGGTATATGAAACTCCACGACCTGGAAGGCAAAAGACAATAGACTTGCCTCTCACCATTTCTTTTGCTTTTTCGTAGTCCCATTCGTTTTCATTATTTGATGCCACTGGGGCATTTGCTTTTACTGTGAATCCTTTAGCCATAATTTCAAGTGATTACTTACATATCATACAGTATTATCTATGTCCTGTCAATCTTCTTCCTTTTCACTTAATACAAGGTCTGTGCCCTCTAATGAAAAGTTTATCTCACTATCCTCATACCATGAAAGATCATTCACAATCCACTCGGGTATTACAATATAATACTCCCCAGTAATTGGATCGACTTGTAGTGCCTCAAAATTTTTGCCGGAATTTTTTTTCATATAAAGTATTATAATTTACCTTTTTCAGAATTATATAGTCTCGGGAAATTTTTGAGTAGATCGATATTTATAGGTCGATTTGGGTCAGTTGTAGGTTAGGGTAGTGATGGGTTTTTATATACGGGGGGCGCCCCCGCCGCGACCGCATACGGGGCAACTGCTGATTCACGAACGAATGCCCCCCACCCGAAGCGGGCAGGGGGCAGGCAGTGGGTCAGGCAGGGAACGAACGGCGCACCGCTTCGGGGTTGCAGTGGTAACGGTGACCAGGACCGACCCACCCCTGCCAAGAGGTGTGCAGGTCTGCCAACTCAGCAGCGGGCAGACCATCATCCTCCCATCCCCGCGTATGAGAGTTTGCCTGATGCCCCTCCTTCACTTCCCATTCGGTCCCGTTGAAAGTGGGAAGGTTGCTGACCTTGGTTCCGATCCACACGGTCTGGCGGGTTTGGAGGTCTGATGCTTGATTGTAGATTGCCATGGGTTCGGGGTCGTTTGGTTGACTTGTTAATTGTAGCACAGACTAGGCGGATGCCTTTGCTGCCAGAAGCAGGGCATGGAACTTGTGGAACTCATGGGTCATGCCAGGGGAGAGGGTCGGGCGTCCCTTGCTACCATGGGTGGGAAGGTGGAAGGTCTGGGCAATGGCGGGATGGGTTACCTTGTCATGGTTCCCGCCTGGTTTGATTGCTCCGCCTGCTTTGGTGATGAGGCGGCGGGCATCGCGGATCTTCAGAGGTTGCATCGGATTCGGTTGCGGTCCCCCTTATGATAAACCCCCTGCCTGACGAATCGGGCAGGGGGTGGACAGTTTAGAGTTCGGTCATCATCTCCACCATGGCAGCGGCATCGATGGCAGGGTCGTTCCACTTGACGCCATCGGCAGTTTGCCCAAGCATCCGTCCGATTTGACCGTCAACCATACAACGAACGAACTTCTCCCAGGGGGTCTCGTTATCGTTGCAGTAGGTCACACATGCCTTGGCGGTGTTATAAAGGAACTCATCATTTCCGATCCAGAGAGCTACATTCCAGGTCTCGTAGTTTGCCCATCCGTTGTAGGTGTTGCTGGTCATCGGGGTTGCTCCGTTTGGTTCTTCCTTATCCTACAGGCAACCCCACCCCCTGGAAGGGGTGAGGTGGACAGTCTCAGAACTGGATCTCCTGCCCCTGGTCCTGGGCATCCGATGCGATAGACTCCAGGATTGCCAGGAGGTCGTCGCCAGTGGAGGCACGGTTCAGCAGAGCAGAGGCAATTTCAAAGGTCATGATAAAATGTTAAACAGTGTGGTTTGTCTGAGTTAGTTTAGAGTCATAACTCAGGACTGTTTGTTACTTAAGAAGCAATCAATTCCTCTTCGTATTTGAAGAACTTACGCACCTCATCATAGTCTAACGGTGCAGGAGTTACATTAAACTCATCGGCACGATTGATAGCGATTCGACATTGCTCAGCGATCTCATCAAGAGTATAACGACCAGAAGGAATGTAGCGCATGATCAGTGTTAGATAGTGTGATTTGATTGGGTGTCTTTAAGGGCGCACCCGCTCCCATTTGATTATGCCAGGCGCATGGAGGAGAAGAAGGGAATAGTTGCAATACCGTTGCCAGTCTTAAGATTAACGAACCAAGTCCACTGCTTTTGGAATACACATTCACCAGGCAATCCGTGCTCCTGAAGAATAGCATTGAGGCGGGACTTGGTGGTGGTGGATTGGAACCCACCATCAAACAACCTCACAAAGTTATCACCGACTTCTGCAATTTTGTTCCCGTGAAGGAATACAAAACTCACACCATCATGAAACTCAACTTCAGTGTTGCCAGACTTCCAATCAACCTTGTTGGTGATGGCAGCGTTCATTTGGCATTCGATTTTGCGCATGGGTTGCTCCGTTTGGTTGACTTGTTAATTGTAGACCCTAGGGGGGACCTTGCGACCCCCCCTTGTGCCAGTTCAGTAACTGGTCACCTCGGCATTGACGGCAGACAAAAGTTGTGCTACCTTATCCTGCTGCAGTTTGAATACAACTTGGGAGTTCTTGTTTGCCTTGCTGGTTCCCAGGAATGCGCCGATTCCGTTGTTGTTGGTCACGCGAATGCGAAGACCACAATCATACTCTTTGACGCCATCAGTAAAGAGTAAACGACGGGAGGATTTTGCGCAACCTTTCAGGAAAGGAGTGTATCCCTCTTGAATATAACGGACTGCAGGATGTTGGTCCGCAGAGTATACATACAAGTTCTTTGCAAGAGTATCAGTCACAGCAACTTTCAGTTGCTTGTTCGCATCAATCAAGTAAGTTTGAATGAAGGACACCAACTGTTCAGCAGTGAAAGTATCAAGAACTCCGCTGCAGAGGTTGTTAAATTGTTGGCGAACTTCCTTCACAAAAGAAATAGCGGAACGCTGAGAAGTAGGCAGTTGGCGATACTCTTTGATTTGCTCAAGAAAGGAAACAAAAGTATCACCAGCAACGTCAGATACCTTGCTAGTGTTGATCCAATCGAATGAACCATTCTTGACACCCTTCTTATGCTTGATGCTCCAAAGGATATCCATAAGGCGATCATATGCATCTGCCTTGTTCTTAGTCCCTCCCAACAGTTCCATACTGTTGGAGGCATAACCTTTGAGGGTCAAGAGATTCGAAGTAAATTTTTCGTTAGCAACACCTTTGTGGTGTACTTTACCGGTGCGATCAAATCCAGCGGTCATGATGTTTAAAGTGGAGTTCCACGGTTAGGGTTTACGGGTGATCCGTCTTTAAGGCGCGGGTCGTTCCTTGGTTGTTGAATTAATTATAGGGCATCAGGGCGCCCCTGGATCAGATGGTGGACAGTCCCTCAACTGGCACACTGGAAGCGACCGTGATTGAAGTTAGCATAACTGAAGACCTCACGATTGACCAGTTTGAACATACCGAAGTCATTGGTCATCACATAACCTTCGGCATCAATTCGGTTGTAGTTGATGTATGCTGCAGGACCATCATTGCGGCAGAGGAACACTGCATCCTCTTTGATAGACTTCACCAACTTCCAGAAACTAATCAGGTTGGGATTCTCAAAGTCATCAGGATTCACTTCCCGACCTTCACGAATGCAGGCATTCAGTTGCTGTGTGATTTTAGCAGCAACTTTAGGTTCTACAAACTCAACGCCAAGTGCCATCACCTTAGCAAACTTGCAGACATCTTTAAGGTCTGCAAAGTATTCGGCACCAGCAAAGATAGAGGCAGTAGGTTGCACAAACTTCACGGTGTCGGTATCATTCCAGATGCTACGATCAGGCATTGCTACTGCATCACGAAGATCGCTCTCAGCATAATAACAGGTATGCGGTGCGATGATAATTTGCTGATCAATTACCTCAGGGAACTGATAGGTGATGGTGTTGGGTTTGTATTCAGAAAATCCACCAAACCCGATAAAATCCCCTTGATAAATGGTGTTTGTAAAAGGAAGAAAATTAAAACAAGCGTGGAGAATTTCTGCAACTTGACCGTTGTGGTTCTGATCAATTTCATCATGCGATTCGTTGATTTTAATTTTTACTTTGTTGAAGACACTTTTGGTGCCTACAAAGAAGTTTCCAGTTGCAGGATTGCGACCCCAGACAATAGCAGGAGCACCATCAATCTTGACACTTAGG